GCTTTTTACTGAATTTTTAGCTTCTGTTGCATTTAGTTCAATTATCATTTTCATATTCACAAATACCTCCCGATTGAGTTATAATGGGTTGTGTAATTTTTTGTTTTCCGGCTCATCGTAGTTTTATGAGCTGGATTTCTTTTTGATCTCTCATTTTTATGTCTGATAAAGTTGGTTGTTTTCTGAAGCTGCTAATACGAAGACGCTTTCTTTGATGTTTCCCGATGATGTAACTGATAGCCAACCCTGTAAATACACCTGCAAAGAATATTAACAATTTCAATATTTCACCCCTTTCTTTTTTGCCGGCATATTGGACAAAACCGGCTGGCATTCTTTTGTTTTTTAATTGCCGTTCGAAATTTCTGTCCCCCTTCCCAGGTTTTTACGACTTTAAATCCAATGCCTGCATTTTCGACAGCTTTTAATAGTTTAGAGCCATTTTTCTTTTTATGCCTGTCCACTCTTGCATCAAGATTATTCGTAAAGCCGATGTAATGCTGTGCATGATTATACGGCTTGTCGAAATGAATTAAGTAAACCATTTTAAACCTCACTTACATATAGGAAGTCGTATTTACCGTTTTTATTCTCTTTAATTTCATTCACAAAAGAATCAAATGATTTTCCGAAAATGCATCTTACGAGAATATCAGTTGTTAATTCTTTTGCATCCTTTGAAATAACAACTGTTCCCTTAATTTTGTTGTTCACGTCACCACCCCTTACTTATGAGTTAGCACTATTCGCATCACATGCGACTGGCTGGCTAAAAAAAATAGATATTGCTTCATCAGTAGACAAATCAAGAATGCGCATTAATAGATTAGCTTCTTTTATAGTTATATTTTGACCCCCAGAATTAAGCTTACGATAAAATGTTGATTTATCAATACCTATTTTTACCGCCACTTTTTCAACGCTTAAACCTTTTTCAACTATTTTGCCTTTAAGCTTATTTATATTAATCATAAAAGCACCACCTTTTACATGAAGTTGCATATCATGCGACTAGCTTTATGATATCACCGCAGATAATAAAAGTCAACACAAAATTCGCATTTAACGCAAAAAGTTTAAATAATATTAAAGTTTACGTTGCAAATTTGCGACAATAATATTATAATATTGTTTGAAATGAGGTGTTTATCATGTCTATAGGTGAACGAATTAAAGCTCGAAGGTTAGAACTTGGGCTATCAGTAGATGAAGTTGCTAAAAGACTAAATCGTGATAGAGCTACAGTGTATAGATATGAAAGTAATGAGATAGAAAATTTACCGATTTCTATACTTGAACCTTTAGCAGAAATTTTACAAACATCTCCTGCTTATTTAATGGGATGGGAGAAAAAAACATCCGAAAATCAGAATTTGAGTTTTAACTATTTTATAGAAAGGCTTATGTTTTTATTAGGTTATGAAGTAGTATATGATGACGAAGATGCAAATGTATGGCTTTTTGGAAATGAAGGGGTTTACGAAATTACAGAAGCTGCATTAGATGATTTAAGGAGTGGGGTAAAAGCATATTTAAGGTTTAAAATACAAGAATTAATGGGTGCATCTAGAAAAATAAGCAAAAATCAACCCCTAAAACACAGGAATGAAATACTAAACGCAGCTAATGAAATAAAAGGTTCTACTGAAGAAGATAAAAATCATGATGACGCCATTATGGACAGCGAGGATTTTTAAATTTGAGGAGTTGTCAATGTGACTTATGATAATTTATTAATTGAAGCTGAGACAAATGGTTTAATTGTAAAAGAGAAACCTTTAAAAGCGTATCGCGGTCGGATAAAAGGTAATAAAATAGCTATAAAACAAGATCTCAATACTAAAGAAAAAACTTGCGTTCTTGCGGAAGAACTCGGCCACCATTATACATCTGTTGGTAATATACTCGATCAATCTAAAGTAGAAAACCGAAAACAAGAACGAAAAGCGCGTGCATGGGCATATAATTTACTTATCCCATTAAATGCTTTTGTCGATGCATACAAAGCAGGTGTAACTAATCGATATGAATTAGCTGAATTCCTGGAAGTCCCGGAAGAGTTCTTACAGGAAGCGATAGACTATTACTCCAGTAAATATGGTATTTGCGTTAAGTTGGACAAGCATATCATTTATTTTAATCCTCTGGGAGTAATGGAAATTTTTTAGGAGGTATGCTATGAAAAAAGCTGCTGCATATGCCAGATACAGCACAGACCAGCAAACCGAAAATAGCATAGCTTTTCAACTTGAAAAAATACAAAAATATTGTGCTGAAAATGAACTATTATTAACTGCTATTTACAAGGATGAAGCAGAAACAGGTACTAATACAGATCGAGAAGAATTTATCGCTATGATTGAAGCTGCAAAACGCAGAGAGTTTGACTGTGTTGTTATTTACGATATCACTCGAGGCAGCCGTGATGTTGCAGATTGGTTTAATTTCCGTAAAGAGATGCACAGGCTTAATATTGAAGTAATTTCAGCCACTGAAAAGCTTGGAGATATATCAAACCCGAATGATTTTCTTATTGAGTTGATTACAGTCGGCATAGGCCAGCATCACGTTTTAACTACCAGGCAGAAATCTAGGGAAGGAGTTGCTGTTAAGGCAAAACAGGGTGCTTTTCTTGGAGGATACCCACCGTTTGGATATGATATTGTTAATTCAGAATACGTTATAAATGAACATGAGGCTCAAATAGTGCGAAAGATATTTGAGTTATACGCTGAAGGTGAAGGCTATAACACAATTATAAATAAACTAAAAGGTATTAAAGGAAAAAGAGGAAAACCTATTGGTAAAAACAGTTTATATAGCATATTAACAAATGAAAGATATATAGGAGTTTATACATGGAACAAAAAAGTTCATAAATATTTTGGCCGTTGGGCCGGTGGAAAGCCAAACCCTGATTATGTCCGTATAGAAAATATCATACCCCCTATTATTGATATGGATTTATGGGAGAAGGTGCGAAACCGTATGAATGACAATAAAAAAAGAGCAACGAATAAAGCAAAACAAGAATATTTACTCAGCGGATTAATTGAATGCTCACAATGCGGAGCCACATATGTAGGACACACCAGCACCAATAAAAAGGGTTATACAACCAGGTATTATTATTGTGGGAATAAATATCGTACAAAAACATGTAAAGCTAAAAATATTAACGCCGATGAGATTGAAGTATTTGTTAATATGCAGCTGAAAGCATATTTGCTATCTGTGGATTTTAAAGAGATTGCACAAAATATCGCTGCAGAAATAAATAACGCCAGTCCAGATCTTTCAAAAGAGAAAAAAGAGCTTGCTGAAATAACCTTTAAAATAAATAATGGGATGAAAGCCATAATGGATGGTATGTATTTCCCTGAATTGCAGGAGGAAATAGAGCGTTTAAGAAGTCGCAAAAGCGAACTTCAGGATATCATCGCCCGTAAGGAATCAAATAAAAGAAAAGTAGATCCACAAAAAATTGTTGACTTATTTCAGTATGCTATTGATAATTGGGAAGTCGATAAAAAGAACATTTTCAAATATTTTGTGAATAAAATATACGCCAATCCGGACGGAAGTTTCACGGTCCACATTGGCGTACATATTAATGGTTGCGGAGGTCCGCAATACACATTATGTACTATTCATAGTTAAAAAATATCCCGGTCAAAACCGGGATAATAAACTATCAATCAGGAGGATTAATTTGCCTTGGCATTGTATACTTTAGTAATCAATTCCGGCAGATACTTAAATATCTGCAGTTGTCCGGTCCCTTCAAGTTTTGCAATATTAACAATCAGCTCTATACCCTGTTTCCATTCTCCAGGATGATCAGTTGCTTTTTCTATAATCTCCTGCCAGGTTAAGCTATTCTCAACATATTGAATATGGGGATGCTTAAACCAATGAGTCCAGTTCGTACTGTTTAAAGCTGTTTGGACAACACCGTACATTGTCCCTTTTGATTCTATTACCAGTCCGTTTCCGATATACACTCCAACATGTCCTTTTTTATAAACGCATATTCATGGAATCTCAGGGAGTGTATTGATAGGTCCTTTTTCCTGTGCAAGCTCAAAGGTACCGTCAGCACTTTTGTCCGTCCCGGCATCATAAACAGGATCCGAACCATCCCACCACAGGTACGATTTTATAAGGCCAATACAATCTGCGGTGCGTTTTCCGATGTAATTTTCACGAATAAAGTTCTCATATTTTTTAATATTATCTGGGTATTGATTAAGTTTACGTTGCAGGAGATCAGGTGTGAGAACTTTTCCGTATGTACCGTACACATACCCCCAGCTCTCAGCCAGGGCTTTCTTACAATGTTCTACTAACCCTAAATTGTTTTTCATGTTTATGCACCACCAACAGACCCATTAATGTTGCCGTCATCGGCCCAGTCTTTAGCCATGTTAAACCATTCCTGCAGCTTTTCCCGGAGCAATTCTTCCGGAACAAATATCTTAAACCACGCAGGTATTAAATCGTATACGGTCCGGAATACTGCTTCAAATTTCTTTTTACCCTCTCCTGATGAAAATGCCATTTCGGCAGCAAGCATCATTTTGTATGCAAGCGTCCTTAATGCTCCCCATTTTTTCTGAATAATTAGCATTAGTATAATGATCCCGAACACAAGGATGACGACAACCGAATTCCAGTTCTGAATAATAAGATTCTTCATATTATCAAGTCCTCCTTATTCTCCGGCAGTTTTTCCAGCCGGTCAATTCGTTTGTGCGCTGATTTTGTGGAGGCCTCAACTAATGCAAGGCGTTCCGCATGATATGAAACTGTAGTCTTTAGCTCTTTCATATCCGTTTTAATGTCATTTACATTTCCGGAAATAGTTCTTAGTTCTGTCCGAATTTCGCTCATTGCAGATACCTTTTGCTCACGTTTTGATAACATGGATGATATGCTAACTATAATCGCTGTTAAACCTGATATAATTCCGATAATTACAGTTATTTCAGACCATGAAATGCTTTGCATGTTGACCGCCTCCGCACAAATCATTTTCAATCATAGAATATCAAAAGGTTTTTCATGGTATTGCAACAAAAAAAAGAGTGGTATTGCCACTCTATTTAAGCTTGTATTTCTTTTTGTATTCAAGGTATGCCTGGTAGAATTGATAAGCGACCGAATTCATTCCCTGTTTGATGGCGCGCTCAGCATCCTTCCTCTGCTGTATTGATAAACTTTTATCCTTTTCCAGGTCCCTGATTGCCTTTCTTCCTTCTGAGAATTGCTTCGAGAGAACATTATGCGCATCCTGGAACTGTTCCATTAATGTTACAGCTTCGGCCAGTTTTTCTTTGTCAAGATGCTTGACTGCCCTGGGAATCCCTTTCTTCATTTCATTAACATACCGGGTTATTTCCTGGCCCGCAGTATAGAACCTGTCCATTGATTGGTTTGAATAGGCTGCATCTACAATGAATTTTTTGACTATTGGGTACTGGGTCACATCACCAGGATCCATAGCCAGATCCTTACCTATATCCGGTAACCGCCAGAGGAAATCACCAACAGCACCAGTATAAGCTTTAATCAGGTAATCCACTTTTTTAGGAGAAATATCTTTGGATATTTCCCCAAGGGCTTTTGATAATGTGCTGGTTTTAATGTCGTATCTAAGGTAAGGGAACTCCTGTTCATCTGCTGCGGATTCAATTGGCGCACCGGTCCATGACTTGTTTGCCGCAACTTCAACAACCGGAGCTATGGCAGATGGTACTACATCCACTTCAAAGTTTGCTACGAATTGCTCCCATAAGTTCTGCCAGGCATCCGGGTTATTCTCCAGGAGCTTATTAAGGAATATTTCCGGAACGCTACCAAAAATCCAGGCGTAGCCATGAGGTTTCGGTACCATTATGAATTTGCCTTTACCGATCCACACATTCCAGAATAGCGCTTTTCTCCATTCCGGAAGTTGTTCGTATGCTTTCCTTCGTTCATCATCTGATATATTGATGAAGTAATTCACCAGTGTTGGCAGGGTAACATACAGCAAACCACGAAGAATCGTTCGTAACGGATATTTCTTAAAGGTTTCAAATAGTCTGGCATTGCCCTGTACCCAGGCATTAAAGAATGCTGTTATTTTATTGTATTCTCGGCCTAATGTGCCGGCCTGGAGGAAGTCAACCGACAGATCCCTACCCCATGCTGCAGCGGTTTCAGGATTCACTCCTTTTTTCAAGGCTTTTTTAAACTCAGCCACACGCGGACCCAGTTCGGACCATCCAACCGCATCACGGATAGTTCGGAAGGGGAGCCCAAGCAAAGCTTTCATGGAATTCCAGGCTTTGTTTCTGGTACGTTCATTGTTATTGAACTTCAATTCCTTGAAATCAGCGAATATTCGCTGAATCATGGTTCCAATATCATATCCATATCCCAGAAGTTCATCCTCAGTTAACTGAGCATCCTGCCGGGTATTAACATTGAATACTTCAGTCCCGCCACCATGCCGGATAAATTCCCGGTAATGCTTGTCCTTTAGCATTGCGCTGACATAGCCCTTAAATATGTCAAGCGGATTCAGACCGGCTCTTGACTGAATAAGAGAGGTAAGAGTGTCCCTGGCCATATTCCGCATCATAAAATCAACTGTTGTCACAGCACCTGCCTGAAGAACCCGTTTTGGTATATTCAGTGCTCTGATAAGGAAATGACTTGCTTGTCGGTTTAAGCCTTTAATGGCTCTGTATAATTCTGGTTCCACAAGATAAAGATGGGGCTTGCCATTCTCATAAATAGTTATATCTCCATCCCGGCCTATAAATAATGGCCTGAAAACTTTCAGGGACGTTTCCATCTGTTCATCCGTCATGCTCTCAAGTGCTTTTTTAAGGTCTTCGTTTTGTGTTTCCTCGGCCATATCAATCAGCTGTTTCTTTATTTCGTCAACAGTAAATTGTGTCATCTTTAACCCAGGAGGAACGGCTTCCATGATGTCCCCAAAACCGTCAATGGTTTCAACAGCTTTTTTCAGATCCCGTAGTATCATATTTGCCTCAGCTGCACGGCGAATTATATATGTATCCGCAATAATGCTTTCCAGTGGATCAATAATTGTTTTCCCGGAACCTATCGCTTTTTTAATAACCCTTTTAGATTGCCCGAGAGTTCTGCCGGAGCCGGGCTTATGCGTCTCGACCGCTTCCATAATACGGTGTAACGGCATATGGTTCGGGTTGTTTTTGCGTATCTGCTCTACATCGCTTTTAGTAAGAATGCCACTGTCTACCAGCAAGTCAAGGTTATTATCTTCCCACTTTCTAAGGCCTTCAAATACCTGTTTGAAGTGCGGATATCTTTCTTCCATCGCCGTAACATTTGCTTTATACACGTAATACGGCTGAGGCATATTTTATTCGCTCTATTCATACTCC